CTTAGCAAGTATTACTTGATTAGCAATGTTTAAATTGGTTGGTTCCTTTATGGACGCGTCCAAAGGCGATACAAATAATTCGCAACCTAAAATCGGCTTAATCCCACCTGATACTTTCTTATGAAAGTCTACGGCTCCAGACACAGTTCCCGCATCTGTCAGAGCGCAGGCATCAACCTCAATCTCTTCGAGTCTACTTAATATGTGCTTTGTCTGAGACAGCCCACTTAACAGAGAGTATTCGCTGTGCACATGTAGGGGTACATAGGAACTCATTACCTTCTCCTAAAGTTTCGCAGGTTCTCAATGGCTACGTTATGACAATCAGCTCTCACTACAAAGCCATTTGAAGGGTCAACCTGCCCTTTAGTTAACTTTGTTGAGCGTTCAAAGTACTCGTCATGGGTGAGCCAGCCCAAAAGCCAAGCCCTGCCCCATCTATTGTTTTTAAATTCTATCCGAACAAACGCATACCGGTCGCACTTTTGCTTGGTGTTGAAGTTTGCAACAGAACATTCATAATGAGGCTTTGGTTCCGAGGTGCATCTTTTGGTTTTAACATCATATTTTATTCCACTTTTGGAAGTTATATCATAGTCATAAGTATTGTTTATTGTGCCTTCTATAAAAGAGTTGGCAATCTCCTCCCCCATAAAGCCCGCGATATTTCCAGCACCCTTCATTATGGAATTGTGTATGACCCCCATCTCTCTGGCCTTTTTCCACGCTTTATTCTTCATTTCTTTGGTTATCTCAATCTCAATCATTCTACTTCTCCGGGGGCGTTATATTTTCCTATAGTGTGGTCTGGAGACATGTAATTTTCAGTTACCCACTCGATCCCGTTTTCTTTTATAACAGCCATCGTTTGGTTACATTTATTAAGACATCCTCCAAATGAATTGTACATCGGGTCTATGGAGGTATCCTCATAAGTGGTTTTGCCTGCTGGACACAATTTGCTACATTTCCAAGTGAAAATTTGCTGGGGTCTTGTCGTGTTTTTGATGACTTCAAACTTTGCTCTTATCATTTCTAATGTTTCTTCCACGTCGCTATCTTGGAAGTGGAGAGTGAAAGGCCCTCCATCATTCATAAAGTGAATGGTAATTAAAAAGGACTTAACGTTAGGGTATAGCTTTTTGACAGCCAGATGGTACATTCTTAATTGAGGATCTTTCTGAAGACTAGCTGGAGTCTTTTCTTTTCCCGTAGCCCAGTCAAGTCTGCGTCCTGTTTTCCAGTCAATAACTTCATAGGTGTCATCGCCCACATCTGTTATTAGATCAATTGTTCCCTTGAGCGATAGATTTCCTTCTAGTTGGGTGCCGTCATCTAGAGTGTAGTTATACTTGGCCCAATCCTCCTCTATTTTGAAATCAAAGTGTGGCTCTGCGTCAACCACAAGTCTATTCTTTGGATCAAATATTCCTTCGTGGTCGTCAAATATTTTCCAAACCCATTTTCTACAGTGCTTAAGGTCTAGAGGAACCCACTTGTGATAGGGTGTTCTTGAAGTATAGTATTCATATACCTTGTCAATAATTTTATTTAGGTACGAGGCGTTGTAATTGGAAGTCTGAACCCTACCAATTTGACTGTCTGTAAAGGTTTTACGCCCATTCTGTAATCCCTTTTTGGCGAGAGCGCTGATTTCTAATATCTTATGAACTATCGTTCCTTTGTCGGCCTTTTTTCCTGAATTTCCTCGCCATCCCAGTGTGTATTCCATGTAATACTGCATGGGACACATTCTGTGTGAATTAAAGGAGCTGCTTCGGAAGTAAACTATGGGTATGCTCATCTTTGTACCGAGGGAAGAATGTCGTTATTAATACTGTGGATAATTTCGAAGGCCTCTTCGCACTGTTCTTTTATTGAGGCTCCTTGATTGTCAATTACTCTGTCACAAATTTCAAGGCAGGACTCTATCTCTTTTTCGCTAGCGTGGGAGTCGTTACCGCGATTCATGTTTCTTTTCAAGCCTATGATAATTCCCCCTTCTTTCTGCAATGCTTTGATTTCATTTTTAAATCTGACATCACATATAAGAGCTACCTCCGGCTTGTCTTTGCTGATTTTTCTCAGAAGAGCCTTGATCCATACTTCGTTATCAAGCCTTCTGAACACATCTGTCCCAATGTATTGCAAGACCTCCCGAGCCGTCATGTTTCCACGCTGTATATTAAGACTTTTTGGAGTGAAAGTGGGGGTGTCCTCCCATCTAATGTGGGTTTTAGTATTCTTGTCATCATCTGTTCCGTAAGCTTGCTCATGGGTCAGCCCAAGAACATCTACGCACATATCTTTTAGAGTATCAGCCAAGCCATAGATTCTTATATAGTCTCCTAGTAGATCTTTAAATATCTTTTTTACATTCATATTTTTGTTGCTGAATTCTATCCATTCGCAATCAGTCTTTCTTTCACCAAGAATGTCGCTAACATAAATGTTTCCATCTTCGCCAAGTTTAGTTTTTTCGGCAACCTGTAACTCCGCAAGCTTCATGGCTATTATATAGTTACAAATAGTATTTTTACCACTTTGCTTTTTACCGGCAAAGCCTATTACTTGTGTCATAGTCTATACCTTATTGGTTATTCTCAAGCTCTGGGTAGAGATCTCTTAAAACCTCTAGTCGATCTCTGGCATCTACCAGAAGATCTAGAGCCTCATCTAAGTTCTGATGAAAGTCACCTGTTGAGTGATCTCCAATCCCTACCGCATTGTTGGTTAGCAATTCAAGGGAAAGTTTTGCCTTTTCTTGGTCGGCAATTGCCTTGTGAAAAAGATAGCTGATTGAATAAGATTCTATATCGCCTTGTTCCATTATATACTCCTGTAGGTTTCCATAGCCTGATCTATAAAGGGTTTAATATCTGAGGTTACTTTGTCTATGCTTAAGTCTGCAATGTCGTTTGAATCAAACGAAGGGAAGTATATTCTATACAATCTTGAACATTGCTCTTCTATTTTTTTTGCAGCCTTTTTCCCGGCCTCATCATTATCCATTAGGCAAATCAAAGAAAGGGCTCCCGATTCGTCTAGTAGGTTTTTCTGATCATTGTTAAATGAGGTTCCAAATATAGCCACAACATTATGTATACCCGATTCCGAAAGACGCCATGCGTTTCCCGGCGACTCTACTAAAATAGCCACCCCCGTTTTGGAGATGTAGTCCTTTGCCTTCCAATAATTATACAGCCACTTTTCTTTCTGAAAGCCCTTGCTGTGAAACCATTTAGGGAAATGGTGGCATTTTCTGATAGTGTTATGGAAGCTCCCGCATTTTTCGCACTTCGGAAAAACGCTTCGCCCCGTGCATCCCACAATAAACTGATGAGAGTTGTCGTATATGGGAACCACAGCCCTCTCGTACATTGGTTTCTCTGGATTGTCGCAATATCCTACGTCATACTCCTCAAGCACCTCTCGGGAGAACCCTCGATCAAGATAGTATTGGCACGGAACGTCAACCCTATCCCGATACATTTTTCTGGTAATTTGAGAACCTTTTGCTTTGTTTGAAGATAGTACATTAACAAGACCTCCAAACTTTAATTTCTCTAAATTTACGTTTTCGGGCTCTAGCTTGTCTAAGTCCTGTTTTAAAAACTTCAGAAGAAACTGGAGAGCTTCATTGAAAGAGGCTTCTTTGTCTCCCTCCTTTTCCCAGTTGTATCTAAACTTGGAAAGACACCCTTTTATAAACCCGATGAAGCCATTGCCAAACAGTTCTTCGCACTGATGGGTACGGCACTTGTAGTGAATCTTATAATCTCCATTGTAATACATATTGAGAGCGGTATCGTTGTCCCCTCCGTGAATTGGACAAACCGACTTGACCAATATGTCATTCTTATAGGAGCTTCTTATTCCGAAATATTCGTATATTTGATCTAAGTGCTGAATAGCTATCTTACAGAGAGAATTTACTTTTCCGTAATCATACTTATTTGAACGGGATGTCGCCTTCTGAGTCATCATGTGCTTCGCTTTCTTCTGTTGCGCTGACGGCGCTGTCAAGTTCAAAGGCAGTTTTACCTTCGGTTATCTTGCCGCAGCTGCCCTTTAGTGTTATGTTTATGTAGTCTCGATCTTCTAGACCTTTCCCATGTCTAGCGATGACGGGTACAAGCTTTCTGTTCCCATTTTCGATGCCGTCCTTGGCGATCTCCTCGTCAGATTTATTTTTGTAAATGGTGAAATTGGAACATAGCCAGATGATTCTGTCGGAGCCAGAGGCCGTGTCTGTGGACTCCTTGTTGATACCGTCTCTGTTTAATTGGATAAAAGAAAGTATCGGTATCTCATATTTTAAGGATAGGTTATGAAGGGCCGTCATCATGAAGCCGAGAACCTGAAACTCTTTCATGTCTCCCTTTATCTCTGCTGAGTCCATGAGCTTCAGATAGTCATAGATTATCACGCAGTCTTTAGCCTTTCCCTTGTCGTTAAGGCCTACTGTTCGGCTAATCCACCGGCGTACTATAGAAAGCTGCTCCTCAAAAGAGGACCCTCCTATTGACTTATAATAATAAGGCAGGGACTCTACTTCCTTGGCCGCTGTCTTAACCTTTTCTTTTGTGGCTGGGTTCTTGGCGAAAGCTCCCGTTTCTATGTCATTTATAGGTACATCAGTAAGCATGGCCATTAGGCGGTTTTGGTGGTCTTCTTTTCTCATTTCTGTGTCTAAGTTCAATACTGGGATCCCCTGCTTGGCTATGTGTACGCCCATGTTATCTGCAAGTAGGGTTTTTCCTATCTTTGGTCTAGCACCGATAACGTTCACAGTACCTCGCCTAAGTCCTCCTCCTATTGCAAAGTCGTAACGGGAGAAGCCGGTTGAAATACCTATCTGGTCTACGGGGTCTTCAGCAAGGTCGTCGAGGTAGCCTGAAATATTATCAAACATTTGAGTGGGGGATTCGTCTGTTCCGGAGACTAGAGAGGCCACTTCCATCACAGACTCTTCTGCTATGCCAAGTATTTTGGCAATCGGTTCGTCACCCTTAATCTTCAGGTATTTTTCTTTTGTTAGTTCCAGCTGGTCATACATCAGTCTGGCTATTTCAAGCTTTTTTATCTTAGCGGCAAACTTTCTAACGTTACTTAAAAGAACGGGAAACTTCATAATAGAAGAAAGATGTTGCACTTCTTGAGTATTAAAAAAAGAATCGAGCTGAAGCTCTTTAGCTGCCGATAAGATGCTAGGAACATCAATTTCAGATGAGTCGTCTGCTTCTAAAACATGCTTGATGCACGTAAAAATTACAGTATTAGACTCGTCTGTAAACGAAGATTCAGAAACAATATCTGCCACATCGTAATAGGCCTCGGCCCCGTATCTGAACATGCCAGAAAGCACGGCTCTTTCTGCTGGTAGGTCTTTTAGCATTATTTTCTACCCGTTATGCATCCATTGCAAGTCCATCGACTTATATCATGCACTGAAGAAGGTGAAACTTTGAAGGGTTCTCGACATCGACAACATGTTACGTTTAACTTTTCAACTGGGCTCCTATGCCCTCTTAGGGGGTTAACTGTAGCGTTTTTGTCAGATTTAGCAGCAGCCTGTAGCTCTGCCTTTTCTCCGTCTGTAAACTTTATGCTTTTATAAAGTTCATCAAACTTGTTTTCCGTTTTATCAGAAGTCTTTTTGTTAAACTCCTTCTTACTGTTACTATTCTTTTTCCTCTTACCCTTGCCTCTTCTTCTCTTACTTCGAGGCTTTCCTAGGATCTCGGATAGTTCGTCTTCACTAAATTGATTTAGCATCTTGATAAGTGCTTCTTTTTTATCCATGTTTATTAATCTTTGCTCTTTGTAGATTGACGAATAGGTCGCTTAAGTTTTTGACAGAGTTTGCCAAATAGGTTAATCGGTCAGCCCTTTGCTGGGCGTAGACTTTAATCTGATTTAGCTTTGTTGTGTAAGTATCCTCTTTAACGGCTTGATTGTATTGGCTATCCCACGAGCCAGAATATTGAGATTCCCTCCCAGAGATTAATGTCTTAATTGAAGAAGTTGCCCAATTGACACGGGCCACCTCTCTATTAAAAGATCTTTGTAAGTGAAATGAAAGCCCTCCTAAAAGAAGAGCGGCTTCGGCACATTCCTCAACTGTTATTTTTTCCATCTGCTGTCGAGACATTCCCATGTAGTGTTGGGCGGAGCTGTCATGAAAGTCAGTCACATAAAGGGATAAGCCCAGCCCCTCTTCATATTCGTCCAGCACCTTATCAACGAGGGCTAGGCGTTCCTTAGCTGTATTCTTGTTTTCCACTGTTCTTCGTCCTCATCGTAAGGTAACTCAACATACGTTATATTATTATACTCACACCAATCGCGTTTCCTTCGATCCCTTTTCCTTTGATTTGCAAAATCTTGGGCAGAGGTATGAAATAGAGTGTTGAATTTATAGTGCTGTTTACCATGAACCTCTATGGCAACCTTCAGGGTATTTATATAGAAATCCAAGAAAAGATTTTCATTTCTTGTTATAGGAACCCGAACCTCTTCTAATACCTGCACAGTAGGAAAAAGCTCGACCAACAACTGACGTGCCTTTATGTGCAGCTTAGAACGAGGACGCTGATCGTTTGCACGAACAACGTAACCTTGAAGGTTCCATTTGCGAATCTCATTATTTAAATCACGTATTTTCATTGGAAAGGTGCTCTTCTTCGTACATAATCGAGACATACGGGGTTACTAAAGTAACTCGATTTTGCTTAAACGTATTTACTAAATACTCTACCAGACCTTCTGAAAATTCTTCAAGGGTCTCAACCTCAACGGCAAGCCTTGGGTAGTTGATAACAGCTATTTCCCAGCCGCTTTCGCTGTAGGACGTGCCGCAGGTAAACTTGGTCTTGGTGATTCTAACCGGAATAAGCGGTTTATATTTGTCTTGAAACTTCGCTATTTCATCCGAAAGCATAGCTTCTGAGAAGGGCACTTTGTGGCAAAAGCTTACATTTTTGTTTTCGTACACAGATCCTATGTATATTTTAAACTCATGGGATCTTTTAGCTTTAGTTTTCATCTATACCCACCATCGAAAAGACTTCTTTTGAAAATTCGTTATATTCCTTAGGGTTTTCTTCTAGATATTTTGCTAAATTAGCCTTTCCTTGAATCTTCTCTCCGTTAGGTAATTTCAGCCATGCTCCAGCTTTTGATATCAATCCAAAGTCAATCATAAGATCTGCCATCTCTAACTCTTTCCAAATACCTTTTCCATAGCGTATATGGCTTTCTACCTTTTGACCCGGAGGACCTATAGCAGAGGAGGTGATGTTCCAGTGTATTGTTTGTCCTATCTGAGTGTCCCCTTGCATCAACGGTACAGAGTGGGAAGCGTGTAGTTTAACGTCAACCTGATACTTCAGAGCGCTTCCAGATTTCTCTATTTTAGACTTGCCACGCCCAAACCTTTGCACATTTGCCATAAGGTGAGTTATTCCAATAACGGTAACTCGATTAATGGGCAGAGCATTAGATATACGCCTGCAAAATTTAGCCAGTACCTTTTGAACGCTCATAACCTGAACGTCAGCCAAGTCTCCTGTCAACTCAGATTCGCTAGATAGTGCAGAAAACGAATCCACAACAGCTAGAGATCCGGGTTGTGTGTGTACTATATTATCGACAATGCTAAGGTATTTTTCTGCCGACAAAATATTTCCTTCGGTGGAGCCTATGATCTGCATCTTCTCGGGGTCTATGTCTAGGCCGGAGATACCCTCCAGATCCCTCTTCTTTAGTCGCCCCTCTATGTTGGCATAATAAATCTTTCGTTGATATTTCCTTTGGGCGTTGGCGCAGAAGGTCAGAGCGGTAACGGTTTTCCCGACCTTCTCTGGGCCTGTCATAATAAACAGAGATCCTTCAGGCACTCCACCACCCAAGGCTATGTCTAACTTGGGGCCAACAGAAAGCACTTCTAGGGGACGTTCTGTTATTGAGGCGGGATCATGAAGAACATTACCATATTCTTTGATAATGTCTTTATTCATCTAAATCCCTTAACTTAGAAATGATGGACTTTTGTTTGTTGTTTGTATTATACGTAATACTGTCCGGCTCTTTAATATTATACTCAGCATCTTTCGGAGGGTCGATGTAGCTAGCCTTTTTTTCTTCAATAATTCGATTTAGAAAAGGAGATCTTAGAGAATACGTAGACCAGCACCGACTATCCTTGAGGGCCGCTATGACAGCTTCTTCTCCGAAATTCTTAATGAGACGATTGGCTAGGGTGATTTGGTACTTAAAATACTTTTCCCAACCCTTGTCTTCCCAAAACTTCCGTGGAAGATCTTTCTTTTCCTTGCGAGCCTTGGTTTCGCAAACAAGCTCGGTTATATATTGAGGAGCAGAAACCCATCCTCCGGGAGAGTATCTAGAAGGATATCTACTCTTATCGCTGGGGTTTTTAGCCATTATCTCTGTTAGTGCGGTGTATGTATTTAGACTTTCCTGTAGTCTCTGGAGTTCCTTCCTCCTTCTGACCGTCCGACTTCTGGGAGGCAGCTTCGGTCATAATGGTAACTCCGCTATTGCCGCCTTTTGTTTTTCTTACAAGGAGGTCTTTTTGTGTTTCCTCTTCTTGACTGATTCCATCAACATAGTCCTCGACAAGACTTTCTTCTCTTTTAAGAGCTTTGGCTATTGCCTCTACGCCCATTCCGTTCTGGAGCATTCCTTCTACACTATACTTCTCAATGTCGGTTAAACATTTTGCGCTAGATAACTTTCCCATTATACTTCCCTTTCTGCATGGCTTAGCCAATACTCATTTTTGGTTTTTAAAAAATTGATGTAGTATTTGAACGCTTCTTTTGAGGCTGGCTTGAAGTTCCATGCGGGAATTCCGTTTCGTGTACGGCCAGACATTCCCTCTGAATAAGGTCCCATAGGATTGAACAACTTACCGTGCTTACCCCTCTTTAAATAATACTTGACGTTCCCGCTAGTAGAAAAAAGAACTTCTTTTGCAAAAGCCTCAGAGTGGTCTTTCTTCTCCGAGTCTAAGCAGGGAAAGCCCTCTTCGTCAACGAAGTCTTCTTCTGAAGCAATTGTATAGACTTTTACAACAGCTTCGCTGTCTTCTTCAAGATTGTCATTCATTGCATATATTGTCATTTCTTGTTAATTCTCCTTCTTTTTTTAGGACTTTCATCCTTTGTCCATTTAACCGAATCTTTAGGACGATCCATTCTGCTCATTCCTTCTGGAAGAGGCTTGTTGATATCTATCTTCTTTGTCCTTTGTTCTCCCAGCATGTGGTCTACTTTTTCGTTGCCATATTTCTTGGTTTGCTTGTCTGCATAGTGTCCTATCGTTTTTACTTCAGACAAAGAATAAGAGTATGCTCCGTAGATATTATCTTCTGCGTAATTGCGGTGAACGTTTTTCGACTTTTTACATTCGGGGCAACGCCGTTTATCGCTATAGTCCGACATAGAGCAAACCAAAGACCAGTCGTGCTGGCATGAATCGCATGAGTAGCTGTATTCCGGCATCGTCTATCCTGTTATGGTCGCAGTGTGTCGTCTTAAATATTCTACCATGACAACTAGCTGTATGTTCGAAATTCGTGCAATTTTTTAAGAATTCTGGAAACTACATCACTTCTTATTATATCGCAATAATCTAGCTCGCATATAGAGACTCCTTCTACTTCCGTGAGGTGGTTCATGAAAGTCAAAAGACCTCCCCCTTCCTTTCCTAGATCAGACTGTCTGAGGTCTCCATTAATTACAGCTTTAGAATTCCTGCCTAGTCGAGTAACAAACATTTTTATTTGTTCAAATGTAGCGTTTTGAGCCTCGTCTAAAATCATAAAACAGTCATGAAAGTTTCTTCCTCTCATGTACTCTAATGGACAAAGCTCTATGATGCCAGAGTTTCTATACTCCTCCACATTGTGCGCAAGGAGATACATGTTCATCTCCTCTAGAATGGGAACTAGATAGGGATTTATCTTCTCTATTAAAGTTCCCGGCAAATGTCCTAATCCTCGACCAGACTCAACGACAGGTCTGGTTATGACTATTTTTTTAACCTTTTTTTGCTGTAGATATTCGCATGCTAGACCTACGGATACACTAGTTTTTCCGCACCCAGCTGGGCCCGAACAAAAAGTAACGTCCGAATTGACCATGTCTTCTATATACTTGGTCTGGTTTGGAGTCTTGGCCTTTAAGGCCTTTTTTCTACGTACAACGGCGTTACTCTTTGTCGTCCTTCTTTTGGGCATACGGCTCCTTAATTAAGTGCACGTTCCGTTTACTACTTCGTTAGGGAAACGACCATTCCTGTTCGGCGGCGCACATACGCAATTGCACTCGTTACCACCTACCCGCGGAGGAAGTGGCCCTCTCCACGCATACACCTTCTGCACAAATTGGATTCCATCGTCATTACCACCCACCCAGTTCTCCTCCCAAGTATAGAGACAATCGCCGGAACATCCTCCTCCGCCTCCAAGGCAGTTTCTTGTTAATCCAGTGGGGGCAATACCAGTTTCGGGAACGTCGGAGAAGGTCGGCCCGATAGCAATGCCATTGCACATATATGTTAGATCATATGAAAAACCACAATCAACCTTTTCGACGCCAGATATACTGCCAGTTTTGTTTACATTGTCAATTCGGTAATTTCTGCCCGTGTTTGGAGGAATCTGTCCACTCCAAAACACTAAGACACCCGTGTCATAAAGAGCAACCCCTGAATAACAACTGCCACAATCTACAAAGGGGAGCGTAGCTGGATAATCGAACGCACATCTTTCAACGTTCACTAATTTAATCGAAGTTCCTGCATCAACCCCTTTCATTTGCAAATCATCGATATCAGGATGGCTACCAATCGTACAGGTGCCATCTGGGTTGCAAGAATAGTTGGCAGAGTCATCAGTTACGCAATCGTAGTGCGCTAGCGTATAGTGAAATGCACAGTCCGCCCCGTCGAGCATCCCTGTGTCGCATTCCCCAGTCAATCCTTGGAAGTCTCCAGACCATGATCTGTCCCAAACATACCAATTCTTATCTCCTGATGCTTCTGGTGTCCCCTCGCTTCCGTCGTAGCCGGTATAATCTACCCATGCTCCAGTGCCTTCGATTTCGTGACAAGGGACAGGCAGCATGCCACTAGTGCCCGTATCACTGCTAAAGAGTCTCGTACATTCACCTAGATCGGGCGGCACGGCCGCGGTGTCCATACAGCAACCTAAAATGGCTATTGCTTGCACCCCATTCCCACGGTTCGCATCATTAACCTCACGAGTAGTAAAGATATACTGTTCTTCACAAAGTAAATGGGTATCTTTATCTACACATCTGAATTGGTCGTCGTTCCACACCTTTACATCAATGTCATTGTTTTCAATTTCAGGTAGAGTGATCCGACTTCCCGGATTACAAGCTGTCTTAAAGCAGCTGATCGCTTCAGCACTTGCTTGGGTGGTTGGTTGAATGTATCTCTTTGGAGTGCAGTAAGGCAGTACCCCAGAGGCGTCCTTCTCAGGAGGCATTGGAGGCGAATACCCTAGGCCTGTGTCCATAACGAATGGGCCATCTACTCCTGAGCATGTGCCAGTCCAGACACACTGTTGCCAGCTGTCTTTATACTCGACAATGTTAGGATGGCGATTGCCGGAACGTGTAAGTATGCTTCCCTGACAAAGGTGGACTACATCTCGACGATAATCAAGTTTCCAGTAACCCTGCCATGGGTGAGTTTCCGTCCACGCGCCGAAGCTTCCGTATCCTCTTCTCCATCTCTCACAAAAACATGGATCGTCCGGTGTTCCAACCATAAAGGTGTCATGCTTATGAACGAAACCACCTACTCCCATATAGCAACCCCATAGGTCCGCGATATCGGATCCACTACAGTCGTTAGGTTCAAAGAATATGCCTTGAAATGCGTCCGAATTTCCCTTGACCGGCCATCCGTCTCTTGTCATACAGGCGTATGTTCCGAGTCCGCAACCACTGGCGTACTCACCGCTGTTCACAAAATTCAACCTGTGCGCCCAACCTTCTTGTCCGCCAACGATCCCAGTCATAGTCATTCCACATAAGGTCGCCCCCCCATCGTCAAGGCCATAGAATCCTTTTACGCTGCCCCACCAAGTGTTTCCCCTGTCCATGCCGCTATTGTCGGGGTTTTCTGCTATGTCACAGCAACCACCGCTGGCGTAGTATTCTTCGTTTGCACCGGCTGCGAGAAGTGTCGTGTTCGGGCCTATAGGGAGACTATTGCCGGCTTCATACCAATATCCGTCGTATAACCCTAGCTTACCTTTGTAAATGTTTCGAAGCACCCCTGTTTCCCCGCAGTAGCCGGAAGTGCTGTGGCATAGGTCGCTCTTGTAGCAATCGTTGGGAAAGACAGAGCTCGGGATGCGAGATTCCTCGCAAGGATCGACCAAATCGGGGATTGGCAGTGGTGTATTCCAAAGACGCCAAGGTGGGGCACTATACACCCTATAAACCCATTCGTCTACATAAGATCCCCAAGAGTCATCATCCCTCCCCCAAGGGGAGCCGTTACCGGGTGCTGGAAACTGGTAGTTCGGTCGAATTCCCCGTTCTCTTTCAAGCCCCGGAGGAGCAGCTAGGGCTCCGTCACTATCTCCCACATTTTCGGCCACGTTCTCTCCACGTATAGTAGAGATACCCAGTGAATTGGTTCGTGTTTTCGCCTCATCTGAGAATGTTCCCTTGTATGAGTTAAACCCAGCTGGACGGCCCTTGCGTATATCGGTGTTTTTACTTCCGGTAGTTAGCTTTTTAACTCTATTATCCGAAGATGGAGTATTGGAATGCTCCACGTTAACTGGCTGGATGGACGCAGCGGCAGATGTGTCTGTACCGTCCTGAGCGTTGGCAGAGTCAGACCCTAGCTTAGCGTCTACTCCTTGAATAGACTGACCATCGTTCTTATTGCCTACGGGTTTTCCATTCTCATCAAAAGAACCGGCAGTTCCGTCAGATTTGGTAAAAGCCATTAGTAGTCTCTCCTAACTGTTTTTAAATTGTTTTGTTGACAGAACGGGCATAGGGGCTCCTGTCCCGGAGGGTGTATACCTGCTGCGTGATGCATGACCATTATAGCCTGAATAATGACACTTTCTCGTCTCTTAGATTCTTCTGCTAAAGAATCAAGACTTTCAGGCAATATTACGTCAACTTGCACCTTTTTTTTATTTAACTCATTATACATATACCCCGAAAAGGCAAAATTTGCCAAAGAAATAACTAGTATCATGTAGCCTATTACCTTTAAATGCTTCATGTCTTCTCCTAAAAGGCATTATTTTCTACGTTTTTCAATTAACAAGTATTCTCCAGTGGAAAAATTAAAAGTATGGACGTTTCCGATGCCAACGTTTGTTGCGGAAATCCCTATTCTTACATATCTACGGTCTGGAGAAACAATAACTGGGCCAGCTACCATCATATTCCCCTGAGGAATAAGGGAAATAATTGGATGATAACCAACAGAGGGGTGTTTTTGGCCCAAAAAAGCGCCACCAAGAGCTGCTCTATGTCGGTCAAGTGCAAAATCTCGGCTAGCCTGAGAATATTCTAGACCACTCAGTTGACGAAGAAGCGCTGATCGGCTTATGACCCCCTGATGAGGAACGGGGTTAAGTTCATTCTGGATTGTCTGGGCTGTCTTATTTATATCTATGTACAAATCAGCCTCTTTCATGACCCTAGCAATTTCATCGGGATCTGTGCTGGCTGCCCGCAACGCTATCTCTAACCCATCTCTCATCCAAGGTTGAGTAGGCCCCTTGCGAATAGCTGCTCTAATTATGGTAATAGACTCCTTAATAAGCTCTATAGATTGGGTTCTGTTGCCCTCCACATATAGTCTTTGCGCTTGAATCATTTTAACCTGAACGAGACGTTTAATGTCGTTCTTGGTTTCTTGCCCGCAAAGAGACGTACCTGTGAAGAGCAGCAGCCCCAACATTACTGTGAGATTTTTAATTATAGACACCATGAAATAGGAGTCTCCGACCTTAAACTTTGCATGCCCATACTAGATAGACCACCTCCTGTACAAAAAAGAATAGCCGACTCGTCTCTTTCCTCTGCGACTGGTTCGCTGGTGAGTATGGATGTCACCAAAGCCACGGTTGGAAAAAGAGACAAGAGCCCGTTAAGATTTCTACGAGAAAACATTTAGTTGTAACTCCTTTTTGAAAAGACAGTGTTGATCATGAGATTTTTTATGCTTAGAATATGAGGTATCGTCAAGAGGTTTATATTCTCCATGATACCATAGCTTGCGACTACTTCCATCAAAAGTCATACAGCTACAAGCAAAGTCAACTTCTACACACTTGTTATCAATTCGCACAACCTGTGCGATAGAATACTCGTGTCAGTCAAAAGGCTCTTTACCAGCAAGTGGAAGTTTTGTTCTTTGCACCCAGTCTTTAATTTTAACCATCATATATCTCCTCTTTTAAAATAATATTCCACTAACACCCTATTGATATCGCACTTTCCAAAATTCCGGTCTGAA